ACCGGGTGGTTCGCAACCTGCGCGATGTGGGGGTGACGGTTTGGGACCGGGATCCGGAAACGGGTCGGCAGGTGCGGTTTGAGGCCTGCGGCGGGCACTTTGCCTTGAGCCTCGATGGTGTTGGGGAGAACTTCCCAGAAAGCAAAAAGCCGCACACCCTTGAGTTCAAGACCATGAATACAAAGAGTTTTCGCAAGCTGTCCGAGGACGGGCTTGAGAAGTCCAACGCGATTTACTGGGCGCAATGCCAGATCGGAATGCACCTGTCGAAGCTGGAACGGTGCTACTTCTTTGCCGTGTGCAAGGAGACGGATGCCATCTACGGCGAGCGCATTCGGTACGATCCGGCACAGGGAATCAAGCTGGAAGCAAAGGCAAACCGGATTGTGTTTGCGCCGCTTCCGCCGCCCAGGATCACGGAGGACCCAAGCGATTGGCGGTGCAAGTTCTGCCCGTATTTCGCCGTGTGCCAAGGCAACAAGATACCGGAAGTGCACTGCCGAACCTGCGCGCATGTCACGCCGGAAAACAATGGATCGTGGTCCTGTTCGCTGGGTAATAAGGTGGACAAGCCTTGCGCTAATCACCTTTTCATTCCGCAGATGATGCCGAAAGACTTGGAAGTTAAAGACGCCGGAACGGATTGGGTTGACTATCTGGATCAACTCACCGGACAAACCGAGCGCAATAAAAACAACAGCCAAGCCATGTTTGAGGGAAGAATGAAATGACGTTTGAACTGAGGGATTATCAAAAGGAAGCGGTCGAGGGCCTATACAGTTATTGGGCCAAGGGCGCGGGAAACCACCCTCTTATTGTGGCGCCAACTGGCTCAGGCAAGACGGCAATCATCGCGCAGATCGTGCGGGACGCCATGTCCTTCCCGAACACCAAGGTTTTGATTGTCAGCCACGTCAAGGAACTGCTTGAGCAGGGTGCCAAGGGCCTGCTGGCGATGTATCCAGAGGCGGACTTCGGCTTCTACAGCGCCAGCCTGCGCCAGAAGCGGCTGGATCGCCCCATCACGTTTGCCGGCATTCAGAGCGTTTGGGAGCGGGCGTTTGACATGATTCCGGCCCCGGACCTGGTGCTGATCGATGAAGCGCACATGCTGCCGAAGAACACCGAGACGCGCTACGGGCAATTCATCCGCGACCTGACCATCTGCAATCCGCAGGTCAAGGTGGTTGGGCTGACGGCCACGCCGTACCGGCTCGACAGTGGGTTCCTGCACAAGGGCAAAGGGGCGGTGTTCGACGGCATTGCCTACGATATCCCCGTGAGCAGGCTGATGGAGGAAGGGTGGCTTTCCACGGTCTACAGCAAGGGCGGGCTGAAGCAGATCGACCTGACCAATGTCGGCCGGCGCGGTGGTGAGTTCATCGAGAGCGAACTTGCGGCGGCCGCATCGGACCCGGAACTTGTGCGGGCCACGGTCGAAGAGATTTGCAGGCTGGGCGTGGATCGAAAGTCTTGGCTGATCTTTGCCAGCGGCATTGGGCACGCCAACATGCTGGCGGACGGGCTGCGCGATCTGGATATCGGCGCCGAGGTTGTAACCGGGTCCGATGACATGGCGGAGCGCGGGCGCAAGATCGCGGACTTCAAAAGCGGCAAGCTGCGGGCGCTGGTCAACTGCAACGTGCTGACCACGGGCTTTGACGCGCCTTCGGTGGACCTGGTTGCCTTGGTGCGCGCCACCGAATCGACGGGCCTTTACATTCAGATGGTGGGTCGCGGGACGCGCTTGGCGCCCGGCAAGGAGGATTGTCTCTTGCTTGACTACGGCGGGAACGTGGCGCGGCACGGGTTTATCGACACGCCAAACCCGAAGAAGAACGGCGGCACGGGCGATGGTAAGGCGCCGGTCAAGGCGTGCCCCAGCTGCAATACATTTTGCCACGCGGCTGTTCGGGTGTGCCCGGAGTGTGCGTTTGAGTTCCCGGCGCCGGAATTGAACCACGCGCCGAAATCATACGAAGGCGCGGTGCTATCCAACCAGGTCAAAATGGAATGGCTGGACGTGGACGATGTGTCCTACGGGCGCTGGCAGAAAGAGGGAAAGCCTGACAGCATCCGTGTGACCTACTATTGCGGCATGACGCGGATCAGCGAGTGGCTATGCCCTGACCATGGCGGATACGCAGCAAGCCGCTACACGGCCCGGAAATCGGCCTTGCAGGCGAGCGCAGACGGTACGAACGCAGCACTGGCGGAATGCGCGTTTTGGGTGAAGCCCAGCAAGATCCGGGTGAAGCCAGACGGGAAGTATTTCCAGATTGTGCAGCTGGATTACGAGCAGAAAAAGCCACCAGCAGAGACGGAACTGGACAGGGACCTGAAGGAAATGTTTGCCGATGACTTCTGAGCATGACGAGCAGGTGGGCTTGGTGAATTGGTTCCGCGCCAAGTTCCCCGGCGTTTTGATTTTCGCCATTCCGAACGGCGAGCACAGGGCCATCAGCACGGCCAAGCGGCTGAAGGCGGAGGGGGTGACGCCAGGCATCCCCGATCTGTTTATCCCCGAGTGGCTGCTGTGGATTGAAATGAAGAAGGCCAAGGGCGGGCGGGTGTCGCGCGAGCAAACAAACATGATCGGGTATCTGGAAGGGGTCGGCCACACGGTGGTGGTTGGCCTTGGTGCGCGGGACGCATCCGAAAGAATATTGATCCATGTGAATAAAAAGCTTGAAGATAAGAAGATTCAGGGGTAATTCTGGGGTCGTAGGAAGAAAAAGGAACCCGACCAATGACCATGCAGACAGAATTCTACATCATCACCAGCGACCACGGCCACAACGGCATGGGTGCCAGCGATCCGTGTTACAATCTGGACGACGCGGCGGATGCACTCGGCGAGGCCGAACGCCTGACGGGCCGTGACGCTCGCGCCATCTACGTTGACCTTTTCGCCGAAACCGTCCGCAACGTGACCAAAGAATGCCTTGATGTAATCGCCGCTCGCAGGAAGGCCGCACAATGATCCGGGACATGATCGGCGTGGCCTGCCTGTTCGGCGGCCTGTACCTGATGCTGATGATTGGCATGGGGGCGGGGCTGTGACATACCACCTACCCAACAAGTTCGCCGAATGGGACCAGGACCGCCTGCGGATCCTGTGGATGGCCGGCATCCCGCAATACCTGCGCAAGGAGAAGGAACCGAAGAACGACCCGGCCCGGCCCACGTCGCCGGAAGTGATCTTCGCCGTGGCCAAGCATCTCAGCGAAATGCCCGACACCCGCGGCGGTATTTGCCGGGCCCTGAAGATCGGCGAGAAGACGGCCGACCGTGCGCTGGGCAGCCTGCGGGACGAGGGTCGCCTGATCAAGACCTATAACTCAACGCTGAAGCTGTGGTTTTACCGCTGTGTGGAGAAGCAAGAATGAGCGCGCAAGTCATGCAACTGCCGCCCGTCCACGTCGGCTACGCGCAGGCCCGGGTTATCCTGCGGCACCACCGGCTGCACGACCTGGACGCCATCGACGCCGCGTTTGATGTCTTGGCGTGCAGCCCGGACGAAGCCGATCGGGCTTTGTGCCGTATCGTTGAAGATGAAATGTGGATGGTCCCGACGCCTGGCCTGGGCACCATCGTCATCACCATGATCGCCGTCGCGCTGACCTGTGTCGGGTTGGCGACGTTAGTGGGGAGGCTTGTGCTGTAATGTGGCAACCGATTGAGACTGCACCGAAAGACACAACCGAGATTATAGACATCTGGGCTTGTTCTGGTGGAGATATGCGGTTTGGGGAAAGATTCACAGACTGTGAGTTTATTCGCGGCAAATGGCGTTATCAAGTTAGTGGGGATTGGTACGAGGTTGATTTCAAACCGACCCACTGGATGCCGATTCCCGCGCCGCCGGAGGTGACAAAATGAAATATCTGCTTTTCGTTTTGCCCCTAGCAGCCTGCGCCCCGCACGTCGATCGGTGTGTTGTCCTGCCGTTGCCCCCAGAATGCTCTCAGAGCGGCGGTGGCGGGCTTTCCTTGCTGGTCGGTGACAATGTGCCGCCGAAGCCAGACCCCGGCCCAGCGCCCGCTCCTGAGCCGCCTGCGCCAGAGCCAGAGCCAGAGCCGGAACCGCCAGCGCCGGACCCGAAGCCAGATCCGAAACCAGACCCAAAGCCAGACCACGGTCACGATGACGAGCATAAAGACGATGACGATGACGACGACCACGACGACCGGAAGCACGACAAGAAAGAGCGGGGGCATGACGATGACTGACATGGAGCCAGAGAACCCCGGCCCGCTGCTGAAGCACATACGCGCCCAGAACGCAGCGCTGCGGGACGAAATCGTGCGGGAGATTGCGAACCTGCCGCAGTGCGATTTGCGGGGCGTGCTGCGGATGATTGAGCAATGGAAGATGGGGCGCGCAGATGACTGATGATCTGGTGAAGCGGGCGCGTGATGCCCATCAGGACAGTTCAGAGCGGACCTATAAAATACCGTTGATCATAGAAATGGCCGACCGCATCGAGGCCCTGACGGCAGAGCGTGACGAGGCACTCAATCAGCTAGACAGCGAAAGACACAGCATTGAGGTGCTTGAAAAACGTGTGGCAAAGTTCATGGCAGACGACGCGCGGCTGCGTGCTGCGATTGATGACGTTGTGTGCGGGCGCGGGATGTTTGGGCTGTCCGCTGATGATGATCTGAAATGGGCGATGCAGCACCTTGGGTCCGCCCTCAACGCCGGAAAGGAGGTGATGCCAAATGGAACCCGCAAAGTACCCAACAATGACATAGGCCCCGGCGATCAAGCGGTTGCCGGGGCCGTCACAGTGCAAGCGCAGATCGACGCGGAACGGGAGCGGGCCGACAAAGCGGAGGCCGCGTTGCGTGCTTCAGTCGGTGGCTGCGATGCAAACGAAGGATGGTCGCATAAGCCAATATCAATCGACGGGGGCAAATATTTCTTCTGCCAAGACTGCGGAGAAACCCTGACTAAGGCCGTAGCAAATCGACACAGCACCGCCGCAGCCATCCGCAAAGGGGACCAGCCATGACTGACATCAAAACCCGCCTTGATAAACTCGTTGACCTTGCATGCGGCCCGACTCTGCACTGGCCTCACATGGCAAAGGTGCTGGCCGAGGCAGCAAACAGGATCGCCTCATTGGAAGCGCAGGTTAGATTTCATGAACGCCAGGCCAACAATAAACAAAGACCCATGGAGCACGAACATGACACGCAAAACTGAAACGGTCGTCCAGCACGCCGCGCGCCTGCACAATGCCAAGCTGGACACCGAGGTGATCGCCGAACGCATGGGCGTGGCCCAAACTACGGTCAACGGCTACATCAGCCGCGCCAGGGCCGCCGGGCTGCTGGAAGGCCCGATCGGGGGCAACATGG